TTAATCCCTTTAATACAAAAATCCTCATGATTACCAAGAGTTGTCTCAAACCAATCCTCATTGATTAACAAGGAACACTCTAGGCTGTTAGACCCCCTGTCACATAAATCTCCAACACCTATCAGCAAGTCTTGATCAAAGTCAAAACCTAATTCTGATAATTGATTCATTAACTTGTGATATTCACCGTGAAGGTCTCCTACAGCGTAAACATTCCTGTAATTGTTACCATCAATATATTTTATCAAACTTCACACCTCCACTATTTTTTAAGTTTAATTTCATTTCTCACTTTCATGATCAACTTACCTAAGTTATTCTCACCTTCACGAGTTTTAACATCAACACCCCAAAACGTATCATTCCACCAGTTCCCTTCTTCCAAATGAGCATTAGCAGTTGATAACAGTTTTGACTTGAACGGTTCTTGTGAATACTTCTTACGTTGAGCGTATAACATAATATCCATCTTGCGCTCTTCAAATACAGGAGATGTCATGATATTTTCTCTGCTGTATCTCTTCGCCTCAGATGGTGTTAATGAAGCAATATAAACCCTCTTACCAACCTCCGAATACTTCATTGCTTGGTAGAAGTTCTCAGTAGAAGGATAAAATATTCCTTTATGATATATGTCTACATAAGCCATATTACTTAACCATCGTGTTTCAGGTGTTGTAAAAGTTAGAATATCCTGACCATACATCACAACTTCAACAATGAGATTAGCCTTGGTTGCAATATCAATCATGTGCTTAGTGCCTTTAGATTTACCATCCCAAAAAGCAAGTAGACCATGACTAATATCTGCCATTTCGGTATTTCTACGATACCCAGCAGACTTACCCCAAGTGTCCCAATCAGCAGGTTTCTGAATCAGGTTAATTTTATACTCTAAAGCTATATTAGCTCCGCAAGTATCTGCACCGCGAGCTTTACCTGAAACAATTGTTACATCTGAGATTTTTAAACCTCGCTCTTCAACGTACTTAAAAAACTCAGATTTAGCTTTATCCAAGTCTAAAAAGTCTCTTCCTCCAGCTATAATAATATTCATAAACCCTCTAATTTAATTTTAGATTTCTTTATTGAGGCTAATGTATCTTATACCTCAAGGTTTCCCACCACGTACACTTCTGGATATTTTAAACTTCCTAATTATAACTGTAGTTGCAAGAATTACATTTCATCTCCCAGCAACCACGCCTTACAAGCTCACGCTTCCCCTCAATTTTCCTGTATTCGCCTTTAGTCCAATAACCAGCACTCACTAAACCATGTTCACACTTCGGGCATTTAGAATCCATAGGCCTAAATTTACTCATTTAAACTCCCTTTGAAATTTTTCCACACCCTTAAAGATACATTTAAGAGCCTAGCACGATGCCAATAATCAGGATGGTAATCATTTTCTGGTTGATACTTCTCCCCATCGAAAACAACACCTTCAAGCATATAATCTCGTTTATTAAAAAAGTCTTTCACAATAAAATCTTCAAACTCTCTAATATTCATTTAAACCTCTCTGGTGCTGAACAAACCCTAACATCTAAGTATACATCAGCACCAAGATATTTACCTTGATTCTCATCCCTGAATTTTTCAGCAACACTCAAATCACTTGTCACAAAGGCTATGTGACTAAATTCAAACTCACCATATTCCAAGTCATTTCTAAAACAAACAACTACATATTTCATCTTACTCTCCTTTAAATCCCCCTACCAATACTCGGTTAATTTTTCATAATCTAAAAAAATCATCGGTTGAATAAATCCATCATTTCTCTCCTAACATTTTCATAACTTTATGATACAAATCTGTACTACCCTCTTCTCCGTACACACGTAGAGCCTCAAAGAAATGGTAATGAATTGACTTGGCTAAATCATCAATACCATTCTTAGCTTCGTGCCTCGTGACATACTTAACAATATTAACTTGAGGAAAAGATAATTTATTAACCATACCATATTCTATAGGTTGTATTCCACGATCTTTATAATGAGACCCAGATTGCTGAAAATTCAGGGGATTATAAATAAATTTTTCTTGCTCAGACATATTAACTCCAATATTTAAATATTAATGGCATGTATACCAGTTATTTCCTACCACCCACTCCATACCTAATGGAACTCTTAAACCAACCACTTCTCCAGCTCTCTCGATAGCGTGAGAAATTCCACGAGATACCTCATTAGGTAATGCTACTGCAAACTTTCCTTTCTCTGTTGCTACAATACTTCCCAACTGTTCTCCTTTCCATTCAGCACAAAACTTCTTAGCTTCACCTTCTGTTGCAAAGAACTTAACTTCCACTAAGCCTCTCTTGACTGCTGTTTGACACTCATCATGATACTCAATCATACCGCAAAAGTCGATCTCATCTTCAAAAGGATTGCATTTCCAACCTTTTTTCTCTAGGTATTCATAAAGAAAAACAGTTGTATATTTAGCACAAATAACCCCACCAGATTGAAATAGAGCGTTTAACAAAGAGTGTTCTGAACGAGTTACAATCTTACGTCCATCAATACCTACAACAAACTTTCTTCCACGTTTCTTCCAAACTTTACCAACTGCATCCTTCAAAGCTTTTAATGCAGGGACAGCATTCCAGTAAGCCTCCACCAGAGCTTCTGCTTCTTTCATTGTTATACCCAACATAGCTCTCGCTCTTGCAGCACTACCACCATACATAAGCATGTAGGAGATTGATTTAGCAAAGTCACGAATAATGCCAAGTTTCTTAGCGTTAATTGTGTTACCTGAGACAACGATGCTGTTGTTACGTTTAACTAAAACCAAGCCAGAAGGCACAGACACGCAACCAACATAACCGTCATAGTCAACCACTTCAAAATCTTTATTAGCAGACTTCACGGCTTCTGTTTTCATTGAAATATAAGACCTATAAACCAAACAATCTCCGTAAGTAGTTTGTCGATTGTACATGCTAAAGTTTGCCTTTCTGCCAGTCATAGCTGCAACTGTTTGAACAAACTCACAAGAAGTTTTGTCAGTTGTATCAAAAACTATATCTCCGTTACTTTTTAAAGTTCCATCCCATTCTCCAACCTCTTGCAGAAGCATGTCTAATTTAGAGTAGCCTAGCCCAAGTAACAAAGCAGAGAAAGACTTATCTTTGTTCAAATATTTTCTCACCTTCAAACTTAAGGGTGAAGCCTTAACTCTGATACAAGTCTCATCCCTTCCTTTTCTGTTGTGTGTTCTTAAGGTATAGTCCGCACCCAATTCCGTTAAAATACTAAGCAATCTCCTTATCTTCTTTTCTTTAACAAAAGTAAATTGAATAGCAGAACAATCTTTGGAAAGAAAACCATCAGCCTGCGTTGCAACTAAAAGCTTGATAAGACTATCGTCAAGATCTAAATTACTCCCTGATTTAACACCGCCAACAACAAACCTTTTGTCACTTGAAGGGTTAAATTCATCTGCACGTACAATATTCTCTTTACCTGTGCTAAAAGACTTGTAGAGAACTCGGTGATTTGGTGTGACCTTAAACTTTGTAGCTGGGTCTACATACATCTTTCCAGAGTATTTTTGCCAAACAACCTCGCTTGGTTTTACGAAAAATACAACACCATTCTCGTATTGAGCAACCTTATCTTTAGGTAATAAATTTCCAAATGTTTTCCAACCACCCTCTGTTAATATCTCTGTGTCTTCCGAATAACAGTGAATGTCATTGGGCTTTGAAGCTAGTAATTGCTCTGCCAACTCCTCACCATCAAAAGGTAAAATATAGTGCCCTTGAATCCTAGCCTCTAAAGAAGAGAAGTCAAAACCCAATTGGCGCATACTTTTATCCACTCCAAACAAAGAACGCATTTCTTTACCGTAGAGTGATGAAGCACGAGCGACATTACAAACACCAATATGTCTGTAGCGGTTTGTTGAAGCCCCAATCTCAATAGCTGGCGTAGCTACTCGACAGTCCTCTTCACGGTACATTGACAGAAAGCCTTTATTTGGATACTCCTCCTCGAAATCCATATCCTCAATTTCACCACCAGCAATACTACTTTTACGGTGTTTATAAGTTAGGTATAAAGTGAAGTCTTTAGCAAATGAGACTTTATCACCTAATTTAATGAGGTTGGGGCATAATTCTTTCTCAATCCCCACCCGAACCATCGGAGATGTTGGAACTCTTACAGGTTTGTCCTGCTTAAGATTAGCAGACAGCTTCTTATAAATTAAGTCTCTGTTTGACATACCCAACTCTTTTAATCGCAATTCTTTATACTTGTTTTCATTAAACGTTTGATCTAACCAATTTTCAAGAGCTTTAATACGTTTTTCATAAGGTATGCTTTGCTTCTTACTATCTTTAGTGAGGTCTCTTATCTTCCACTCTGTAGGTCTCCACCCTAAAGTAATCAAGTGCATTTTTACATGGTCTAGGTCTCCAATATCAGGTTCTTCATAATTTTCTATGATCTCAGTTAAAGGTAACTCAAATTTCTTACCTTTATATATAAAAAATCTTTCCTCAAGCGTAGCGTTATGCTTTTTAGCAAAGCTGATTAATGCAGCACTATAATCTCCGATTTTAGTAAACTGTCTTACTGGTGGTGTATAAAGTTTACGTTTTGTCTTGTTAAGTGGTTTTGGTGGTAATAACGGATTAACATTATTTCTTAACTCATCCATTTTCTTAGTTAAGTCATCTAAGCAACGTATAGCTAGGTCTTTATCAAACCAAAAACCATACGTTTCACGCCTAACTGCTAGGTCTGCCAACTTATTTTCTAGCTTTTCTGCCATAGCCCACTTGGGGTAGCTTAACCATTCTTTTTCAAGCTCTTTAAATAGTAGAGCAGTTACCTTGGTGTCCTGAATACAGTATTTAAGCATTTTTTCTGAGTATTTCTTAAAATCAGAAAACTCATCTTTAAAGTCTCCTAACCGACTACCCCAAGCTTTTAGACTGTGACCACCTCTACGATCAGGATTAAACAATCTAGACCATATTAAAGTATCTGTAAATTTTACTGGTTTTCCAAAAACAGTATCAGATTCATTTAAGTAACCGATTGTATAATCAAGTAAACCGAACAACTTAAGAGCAATAAAGTCAAACTTTATTCCATTATGAGCAATTACTTCTTTAGCCTCACTTAGAACAGATTCCATCCACTCTTTCGTAACTCCAGATAAGCTTTGGTGAAATACTTCATCTGTATCTACATCTCTAAAAACTACACACCAAAGCCTAGCGTCTTCTCTTAATTTATAAGGTAAACTTTTATAATTAATTAAATTTTGGAGAATATCATTAGATTCGATATCTACAACAAGTCTACGTTCTTTTTTAATATAAAGCATTTAGTCCTCCTAATCCTGCATAGTAACACAATGAAAAAGAGGACTCAATAGCCCTCCCTAATTAAAATGGGATATCATCATCCCCATCATCATATACAGTAGTTACAATATCACCATCCTCATCGTAATGTATTACAGACCAGTCCTTTTCATTCAGACGGAATGTATCTGCCACACCTAAGTCACCACCTTCTCGATTTTTTAAGACCACCCAGCGTACTCTTCCTCTTGTTCGGTCTGGCATAATCTCTTGCTCAAGTGCAATAACATTCCACGCAATCTGTTCAAGACCTCCAGAACCACGCATAGTTTCTTTAGAAACTCTCACCCAGAAAGGTTCATTTTCTTTTCCTTTTGGTGGTTGGATATTCCCACTTCCTTGACGATTCAAATGAACTACTAACATTACAGCTACGTTATTTGCTGCACAAAAAGCAGCTAATTCCGTCATTACGATATCAATTTCTTTTCTCTCGTCAGCTACATCACTACCAGAAATTACCATAGACAAGTGGTCTAAAAGAATATACTTACAGCCCTCTACAAAGTACATGTGTTTAACTTTAGACATAAGCTCTTTGATTGGTAAGCTACCAAAATGGTCAAGCATTACGATTTGCTTATTATCAACTAGATAATCATAAACTTTTTTAATTTGATCATGCGTAGCAACAGATAAGGGATTACGTTTAAACTTCTTATAACTCACCTTCAACTGAGAAGAGACGAAACGCTGTAAAGTCTGCTTATTCTTTTCTTCAAGATAAATTAGACCTAATTTTTGACCAGCATTTAAAGCATCTTCGGCAATCTTAGTCATACCTGTTGTTTTGCCAGCCCCAGAGTGGGCTGTGACGACAGTAAGCTCACCTTCCCTCCAACCGTACAACATTTCAGAAAGCTTCGGGAAACTCTTAATTTCTATACCCTGAGCAATCGGAGCTTCTAAATCTTCTAGACTAACAGAAGATACTTGAGCAATTTTTTCAGTGATTAGGGGTTGACGATCAAACTGAACAAGTTTAGCTAAAGCATTCATAGCCTCTGCACGACTTGAAAAAATATTTGAAGTATCTTGCAAATAATCAGAAGCGTCTTTAAAACCGTGTTTAGGCTGTACAGAGAAAAGTTTAATATCCCCAATAAAAGCGGAAGCAACGTCCTCTCTAGCTTCTTTACCTTTAAGAATACCTTTCTTCAACTCTTCTGGTGTGGCCTCATCATCATCAAAGAAAATCGTCATTGACTCAAAAGACTTTACAAAATCCTTATTGTGCAACAAAGCTTCTTTGGCGTTTTTAGTTCCTAAAGGAATCGAAACAACAAAAGGTTCTTGACCTTCATACTTAGTCCCTTCCAAACTTTTCAATTGAGATTGATAAACAGATAAACAATCCCACTGACCTTCTGTAACTGTAAAGTTTACATGTTTTCGGTTTATGTTTTCAGAGATGTGTTGACCAAACAGTTTATTGGCAATTTTAACAGCGCCTACAGCAGTCCAATGACCATTAACTTCTTTTGGAAGAGTTAGGTCTTGCTTCATATAGCCAGTAATCTCACCTTTCTGATTGTATGATGGGAAATAGTAAGCTGTAATTGTTTTCCCATCTTTTTCACAGACTGTAGAGCGAACACCGAACTTTTCTAAAGTTGTTTTGGTGATACCTCGCTCCCGATTACCATTAAAACCGTAAGACATAACATCTTTAACAGTTTCTTTTACGGTATTCCCATTATTCAAATCTTTTACTCCATCTTTAACTTTTTTAAAGTACGACATTTATTCTCCAGTAGTAAAAAGACAACCAAAAGGTTGTCCAATTATTTTAGCTCCAGTCTCGTTCTTTTACTAACCGCTTTTTAGCAGTCTCTTTATCTGGATGGTAATTACAAAGACTCTCAAATGTTCGTTGTCTGCTTAATTGTATTTCATAAGCAGAGAGCTTAACAGAATCTTCGTATACCTTCAACATATATTCAAGCTCTTGAACAGTAGCATCTATAGCTTTTCTCTGACTATCTGTTTTACCCATTTGAGGTTCAAGGTTTTTATTGAATTTAATTAATTTTTTAAGCTTAATCACCTTAGCTTTATAAGCCTTTAATTCTTTCTTTAAGTTAATCACTTCTTTCGTAGTTGTATAACTTTTAGGAATTGATTTCTTATTTACCAATTCTTTTTTGTCTTGCATTAATAGGACTCCCAATAAACTTCTATTCTTTGAACTATATCTGTATCTTCATAATCTAGGTAAATATAACTACCAAAAGGAGAGAACTTGATCATATTTAAACTATTTATCCCTACTTGCATTATTTCTGCTACAACCCTAATAATTGACGAAGCATCAAGTCTTTTAAAACTTTCTGAATCAACCTCAACTATACGGCAAGTCTCAACAATTAAACTATCTTTAACTATAATTGCAAGCTTCATCACTTTTCTCTCCAAAAACCCATATCTCTCCGATCTCTTCACCCGCTAGAAGCTCAAAAGGCACAAGAGAGTCATTTTTAATAACAACTACAGGTGTATCAAAATAATGTTCAGGAAAAGGTGTATGGCAAAGTTGAATAATTCCATTTACACAAAAACTTTTCCGAAGGTAAAAAACACCAAAACACTCTTGAGGAATATTAATCTTCTCGTTAACAGGGATTGATACAACGCTTTTATCTTCTGCTGTAAATCTTTTGGATACAGTTAATTTAATTTTCTTATACTTCAATTCTCACCTCAAAGTTTAAATATATTACATATTACCAATGAACAAATCCAACTCTTCTGATGCTTCAACTACTTCTAAACCTCGGCTATACATAGCATCAATTTTATTTATAATTGGTTCATAGCTGTAGTCATCTTTGTCTAAGTAATCTCCAGTTGTAGACTGGTAATGTTCTATAACTTTATTTCTGAACTCTGCTTTTTTCATTTCAAACTCCTAGTAGTTAACAAAAATGGTAGGGTTGAAATCCTCACATTTGTTTTTTAGTTTATACAATTGCTGATGTTTACTCAAGCTAATTTGCATAAATTTTTTATCTTCATCTAAAAACTTATCTTTATCAACAAAATAAGCCTGTTCAAGTAAGTCATGTAAGTGTGTTAAAACACTTCTTGTGTAATTCATATAATTAGGTTTGGTTATAAGCTTGTATTCAACCTTACGTAATTTCCTATATGAAAATCTTTTAACTGTTTCTGTTTGATCTTCTGAACCATCATAACTCATGATATTTTCTATGCAGATTGAACAAACATTGATTAGCTCTGTCGTGCTTATATTTATATAACCTTTCAATTAACCTCCTCCCACTTATAAGAGATAGTCTGAACTCTTTTACACTGATTCCACTCATCTTCTTCAAAGTCAAAGTTGCATTCTGGGTCACATGCAATTTCAGCTCTATAGTACACATTACATTCGTCTTCAATTTTAACGATGTACTCATAGATCAAGGACATCCTTCCTTCACCGACTAAGTTAACCTCTTCAAAATTACCTTCATCTACAGAATTTTTTAACGCATTCAAGTGTTTTGGATTAATCATTTTTAACTCCACTTTGGTTAAAATAAATACTACACCTAAAGAAATAATATTAATAATTAAATTTAGTTATAGGTAGAAGTACAAATCATAACTAGCTTTGTATATTAAATGTAATTTCTCTTGACACAACTACTTGACAAATGTATAAAGAATCTTTCTTTGCCTACTTTCTTTTAGACGATAATAGTATACTACATTATATAATAACGTTATTACTAACGTAGTTACTTATGTATAGATTGTGAGAACGATAGTTCGAAAAGATAAATAAATTACTCACTCTTCTTAAGCATCCTAGCAATCAAAGGATTACCTAATAAACTCTCTGGTATACCTTTAACAATTCCTTCCCTTGGCTTACCAGCCTGTTCAAAACTATCTCTCATACTTTTAGGAATGAAGAACTCCTTTTCATTCTTTTCCTTTTCTCTTTTCTCCTTCATTTTTTGTGCATAAACAGATTTAGGTATCCACTGTTGCTTACCTTGTTTGTTTTCATACCTATTCTGCTCTGTTAGATCGCTATTATAGCGGTTTAATTCCTCTTGTGATATATACGTACCACTCTCTAGTAAACCTTCTGTTTTACTCTCTTTTTTATCAATTTCTTTTTGACGTAAAAAAGCAGAAGTATCCTCAGAAGGCTTAACAGCCCCCTTCTGGGTAACTCCTGCAATATTTGTTTTTACAGATAGGAGTAGTTTCTTACCTAAATCTGTTAAACGGTAATAAGTTGTTCTAATCCACTTACAGTTATTTTCAAAAGAAGTTTTAATTAATCCTGCTTCAATCAGTTTTTTCTTTGCACGTTGAATCTGCTGCTCAGAAACAGAATTTTCTAAGTCAGATGAAAGTTCTTTATTTGTCCGAAATACAACATCAACAGACTGTGTTTGCATCCAGTAACAGATGTGTTGAAACACCATAGCTGACATTACACCAACTACTTTAACTACCTCTGGGTTGACAGTTTTTAACATATAGACTCCTTGTAACGAAGCAAGAATAAATCATTTAAAAAAAGTTATCAACAGGTTTGTGGGTGAAACCCACATAAATATATTAATTAAATTTATTACTAATTTTATTATAGAGAAGAAAATTCACTTTTGATTTTTCGATTATACAAAAAAGAAAAAACCATACCTCTATAAAGAAATATGGTTAAAAACACTAGTATATGTTAATAATTTTACACTAAGTAGCTACTGTTTTTAATAACAACAGTACCACTCTTAGCAACTGCATCACCTAGCGTTTTACAATCGTAAGTGTTTATAAAGCTAGAACCGTCTGCACGATAACCGACAGCAGTTGCATCTCTACTAAGACAGCTATAAGCATTCATCGAGCTGGTTGCCTCTGTTGTAGAGTAGTTATACCTGTTCCCAATTGAAATACAGTTATAACAGCTAAACTGAGTACCCACACCTTTGTCCGTTGAAAGCGTACCCAGTGCAGCAAAACCCTCACCGCCAAGAGTATCAATCTGTCCGTTATATCGAGCCATTGTATTATGAGCATCCGAATGTGCCCCATACGCTGTTGCGATACCTCTGTCCCCATTATACTCATATAGGCCACCCCAATAACTTCCCAGACAGATTTCGTGCATCGAGTCACCATCGTCACCGTTGTCATGCGACCAAATATCATAAGCTTGATAGATGACAGGCATTTGATATGTGTTTGCTTGATAGCAATGGACGTTTCCGCCATCCCATTCATTTCCGGCATATTCGTTATAACGAGTGATAATAAACTTAGAATCATCATAAGCTGCACCGTTATCTTTATTGAACATAAATCGGCAGTTCTGAGTTTCAATACTGATTAATCTTTGTGCTCCTAAACCATTGTTTCCAGCGTATAAGACATCAATACCAACCAGTTTTATTTTTTCTGTGCCTGTTCCACCATACATCGCAGCGTAGCGACTCGATGGAATACGAATATCAGCACCAATCGCACTTTCACCATTCCAAACACTGAAATAGATAGTATTGTTTGCTGTGTCATGATACCAACTTGGCACTGTAGCAGACTCAATTGCTTCAATGGATGCAACTTTTTCAATTTTAGTAGACAAAAGACGATGTGTCTGACCACGCTGTAATGCCACTCGATCTGACGCTGAAATCAAAGTTC